GTAGCATATTGGTTATTTGATAGATACCCGTATGATGTAAGCTCGCAAGGAATAAAACACGTAAGAGTTCCGGCGGACGAAATTATACATCTTTTTATAAAAGAAAGAGCCACCCAGACAAGGGGGGCCCCTTGGCTAGTCTCGGCGATAATAAAGCTCCGTATGCTTGGAGCTTATGAAGAAGCAGAACTAGTCGGCGCTCGAATTGGAGCGGCTAAAATGGGCTTTTTTACTCAGAGCTTAGAAGGGGCAGAGTATACCGGGGACAAAGAAGAAGACGGCGAAATTATCTCCGAAGTGGAGCCGGGAATACTAGAAAAGCTCCCGCCGGGCGTAGATTTTAAGCCTTTTAACCCTAGCAGCCCGAATACGCAGTTTGAAAACTTCAATAAAGCCTTATTAAGAGGTATTTCGTCGGGAATAGGCGGGGCTTATAACTCAATAGCAAATGATTATGAGAGCGTAAACTATTCTTCTTTAAGGGCCTCTGAACTTAGGGTTAGGGAATTTTGGAAAGATATTCAAGAGTGGTTTATTAGTAACTTTTTAGATAGAGTTTACAACGAGTGGCTGTCTTTTGCTATTTTGTCAAATCAAGTAAGTATTTCTTACGCAGACATAAATAGATTTACAAATGTTAAATGGCAGGCGAGGCGCTGGGGCTGGGTTGACCCTTTAAAAGACGCGCAAGGTAAAGTTTTAGAGTTAGATAATGGTCTTACCACAAGAACCCAGATACTAGCCGAGCAGGGAATAGATTTTGAAGATTTATTAAAGCAAATGGCAGAAGAAAAGGCTCTTGCAGAAAAATACGGCATAGATTTAAGCCTCTTAACGAGCAAAAAGATTACGCCGCCGCCGATAAATCAAGAGGCGCAGGCTGGAATAAGCGGAGAAGCCGGGACAGATAAAACACAAGAGCCTAACAGTGAATATGGAAATTAAGGGGGGCTAATAATGGCGATAGAAGTTAATACTAAAGGCGTTAGCCACGCAAAAAGCCTTATTAAGGCGGGAAAAGTGGACAAAGCGGCTTCTTGGAGCTTTGACGCTTCAGACGGAAATAAGATTTTGGGCGACGATAATTGGAGCGAATACGAAAAATGGTTTTTAGCAATAGACTCTGAAGCTAGTGAAGAGACCAAAGATAGATACAAATTCCCTTTCGGAAAAGACGGCAAAGTTTTTAGAAGTGGAGTAATTGCTGCTAAGCAAAGAGCGGCGCAAGAAGGCTATGATAATATTGCAAAGGCGGCAGACGAGCTTTTAAATTTGATAGATAAAAACGAAAAAACTCTTAAATTGCCAATGCAGGCAAGAAGCTTTATAATTAGGCAAGCCGATATCGACCAAGAGCAAAGGACTATCGTTTTCCCGTTCAGTTCGGAAGAGCCCGTCGAACGATGGTTCGGAGTAGAGACACTGGACCACAGCACAAATTCGGTTGACTTATCAAGAATGGACGGGGCCCCGCTTCTTTTAGACCATGACCCGACTAAGCAAATAGGCGTTCTCGAAAAGACTTGGATAGATGGTTCCGTAAAGCGAGGCTATACGATGGCGAGATTTTCGAAAAATCCTTTAGCGCAGGAGGTTTTACAAGATGTTGTTGATGGAATAAGACGCAATGTTAGTGTCGGTTACCGGATTAATGAAATGGTTTTAGAAAAGCAAGAGCAGGGGCAAGATTTTTATCGGGCCACTAGCTGGCAACCGCTTGAAGTTTCTATTGTGTCAATACCGGCAGACCCGACGGTTGGTATCGGAAGAAGCGAAGAAATAGAAGCAAGAGTTATAAATTTAATAAAAAAAGATAAGGGGGTTGAAATGCAAGAAAAAGATAATGTTAAAGTGGAAGTTAGCGAGAACGAAATCAAAAAAAGAGCCATAGAGATGGAGCAAAAAAGAGTTGCAGAGATTTTAGCTATAGGCGAAGAGCACGATTGCTTAGATTTAGCTAAAAAATCTATTAGAGACGGAGTAAGTGTAGACGAATTTAAAGGGTTGGTCCTTGAAAGCAAATACAAAGCAAAGAAAATAGAAGACATAAATCCAAATATCGGGCTAACAGAAAAAGAGGCTAGAAGCTTTTCTATTGTTAGGGCGATTAGAGCAGCAGTAGAAAATAACTGGAGCGAAGCAGGCTTTGAAAAAGAAGTTAGCGACGCAGTAGCTAAGAAATTTAATAAAAGGGCACAGGGCTTTTTTATACCAAATGATGTTATGACTACTCCGTTGATGCAAAGAGATTTAGGCAAAACTGTAGGTTCCGGTTCTAATTTAATAGCCACAGAGTTGTTAACCTCTGAATTTATAGAGCTCTTGCGTAATAGAATGATGGTCCAAAAAATGGGCGCAAGAGTTTTAAGCGGTTTAACCGGAGATATTGCTATTCCTCGCCAAACAGGTGGCGCTGTAGCCTATTGGCTTGCTGAAGAGTCAAGCGTTACAGAGAGCGACCAAACTTTCGACCAAATAGCTATGACTCCAAAGACTGTTGGGGCTATGACGCAGATAACAAGAAAGCTGCTTTTGCAATCCTCTATAGATGTAGAAGCTTTTGTAAGAGCAGATTTAGCCCTTATTATGGCTTTGGCTGTAGATAACGCTTGCATTAACGGAACGGGTTTGGGCCAGCCTAAGGGTATACTAAACTATTCCGGAATAGGAGTAGTTCCAATTGGTGCAAATGGCGGCCAAATAGCTTATAATAATATTATCGAGTTGTGGGCCTCTGTTGCAAACGCAAACGCAGACTTAGGGGCTTTAGGTTGGCTTACTAACTCTAAAGTGGTCGCCAATATGAAAGTAACGCCTAAGATAAGTGGCTCTAACTATCCGGTTTTCTTAATAGACAACCTTCCGGACAAGAATGGCTTAACAACCCTTGAAGGCTTAACTTGCGGAGTAAGCAATCAAGTTCCTTCTAACCTAACAAAGGGCACGGGCACTAATTTGTCGGCCTTAGTCTTTGGAAATTGGAACGACCTAATTATCGGCCAATGGGGCGCTATAGATGTTCTTGTAGACCCATATACGGCCGGAGCAAGTGGAAGTATAAAAATAAGATTGTTGCAAGATTTGGATATTCAAATAAGGCACCCACAGTCCTTTGCCGTTATTAACGATATAGTAGCATAAGAGGGGCTTTCCCTCTTATTTTTTTAGAGGTGGTAAAAAATGAAGGTTAGAATTTTGCAAGACACTATTGCAGAAGGCAGAAGCCTATTTCAGGGCACTATTACGGAGTTAAGCGACGAAGAGGCAAAAATCTTAATAAAGATAGGGCGGGCCATAAAGTATGTAGGCAAAGATTTAGACAAAAAGCCCGAAGAAATAGAAGAAGTTAAAGAACTTAAAGACGAGCCTAAGAGTAGGAAATAATGCAAGACGAAAATCTTTTAACCCCGTTTCCCGATAGTGATATTTTTATAAGTGATTTTGCAATAGAAGGGACGCTAAATAATACGCCTGTTAAATTAGTCCCTTATAAGAAGTATTTTATTACTGATAAGTTAGGCGGGGAAGCGGGCGTTGCGACTTATATTTTAAAAGCCACCCTTAAATACCAAGACGCCTCTAATGTAAAGGTTGGCGATGTAATAACTTTTGGAGCCAAAAGCTATAATGTGATAGAGGTTAATAACGAGGGGGCAGGACTAATAAGCCTTTCTTTAGGTGAAGTATGAAAAGGCAGGCAATTATTGATTTTTTAGACGTAAACCTTAAGCAAATATCTGTTTCTAACGGTTTTAATACAGACGCGGGCAAAAATGTTTTCGACTGGAGAAGCTATCCTATTACCTCTGCAGAAATCCCGGCAATAGTTTATAACGATAATTTGGCAAAAATAGAAAAAGAGGGCCCAATTGGCTTTTTTAGATGGGTTTTAAGGGTTCAAATAGCTTTCTATGGCAACTCTGCCAAAGAAGTAAGGAACGGCATTGCAGATATTTTAAAAGTTATAAAAATTTGCGATAGTTCTAAATTTGGCGGTCAGGCAGTAGACGTTTCTTTAGGTGTAGATAGCAGCGAAATGGTTATAGAAAGGCACAACACAGAAAGCGGAGCCTCTTTGGTTACCGTTGAAATAACTTACGACGCGCCATTATGGGAGACATAGACTTGTCTGCAGAGAAAGAGCTTATAACCCAAAGAGAGTGTGAAATTCAAGTTGCCAATATGAAGGCGAATTTTAACGCCTTAAAGGAAGACACAGACAAGCTTGTTGGCGACATTAAAAAGCAAGTAGATAAGCTCGAAGCTAGATTTTGGTGGATAATCGGCTTATTATTAGCAAACTTAGGCAGTATAATAGTTTTATTATTAAAGAAATAAGGGGGGTAAAATGGCACAAGCAATTGGAGCAAAAAGTAGAATAACATATCAGCAAGAGACGACTTTTAAAATAAGTCCAGCGACGCCCAACGTTAACCTTTTATATTTTGAATCAGAGACTTTTCAATCCTCGAGAAACCTAATAGATAGTAAGGTAATAAGAGGGTCTAGGGACGCCACTAAGCCAGTAATAGGCAATAAAGACGTTAAAGGCACTATTAAAACGGAATTGCAGGCCTATATCGGAACGCTTCTAAAAGGGGCCTTAGGCAAGGTCGTAACCACAGGGACGGCGGCGCCATATACCCACACAATAACAGTAGGTTCCTTGCCAAGCTTTGTTTTAGAGAAGGGCTTCACAGATATCGGGGAATATTTCCTTTATAACGGCTGCAAGATTAATAAGTTAGATTTGACTATTAAGCCGGAAGGCTTCCAAGATTTAAGTTTAGAGTTTATTGGAGCCAAAGAAACTGTGTCAACTACTAGTTTTGATGACACTCCGAACGATTTGACGAAAGTATCTTGGACGGGTTTTGATATTGCCTATATTAAAGAAGGCGGGACGCCTATTGCAACGGTAACAGAAGCTTCTTTAAGCATAGAAAACAACTTAGACGCCTCTGTTTATGTAATAGGCGGGCAGGGCGAGAGATATTCGCTTCCGGAAGGTATAGTTAAGGTTAGCGGAAAAATAAAAGCCTTATTTGATGGAATGAGCGTCCTACAAAAAGCCATAAATTCCCAAACGTCAAGCCTAGAGATTTCATACTCTTTAGGAACGGGCGACGGGTCAAGCGGGAATGAGTCGTTAGATATTTTAATTCCGGAGTTGTTATATTCTCCAGAAAGTCCTAAAATTGCGGGCCCGAGCGGTATTTTTGTAGAGCTACCTT